TGAGATGTTTACTAAGCTAGCTGGGTATCTGATTGAGTATCTAAGTAACCAAGGTTTATTGTAAAACAGCAAGAGATTGCAGAGTAGTTCACCTATTTAAGGAGACTGAAAATGTCAGTCGCTAACATACCTATCGTATCCATCCAGGACAATAACCTAACAACCACATCCCTCTCTATTGCTGAGGGCGTACAGGTTCAGCACAAGAATATTGTAGGGCTAATTCGTAAATACTCCAATGATTTAGAGGAGTTTGGTCAACTCGCGTTTGAAACGCGAGTTGTCAGTTCTGGTGGGGCTGGTCAGCAAACAGAAATTGCTATTCTAAATGAGCAGCAAGCTACCATCTTACTTACCTATATGCGTAACAGTGAAATTGTACGTAGCTTTAAGATAGCCCTAGTCAAAGCTTTCTATGAAATGCGTGACCAACTAAAGCAGCCTGCAATAGACCTAATGAATCCTAGAGAATTACGTGGGCTATTGTTATCTTATTCTGATAAGGTAGAAGAGTTAGAGGATACTGTGAAAGAGCAATTACCTAAGGTAGCTGCGTTAGATCGTATATCTACTGCAGATGGCTACACCTGTATTACTAACGCTGCTAAGACATTGCAGATTCGTCCTAAAGACTTATTCAAGGCACTATCCTCTAATCGCTGGATCTATCGTCGTGCGGGTGGTAAGACTTGGATTGGGTACCAGGCCAAGATACAGCAAGGGTATTTGACACACAAAGTAGTCACAATACTATTACCTGATGGGTCTGAAAGATTGCAGGAACAAGTATTAGTAACAGCTAAAGGAATGGCTAAGCTAGGAGAGTTATTCACGATTGCTTTGGCTAAAAAGGCCGCAAGGTAGCATGAAAAAGCCCTCTCTATAGATTAGAGAGGGCTTAGATTCAAACGGAAAAAGACTATTACAATACCTTCTTTTTTAGTATACCCACTGAAAAAGTAGTGCTATAATAGCACTTATCCAATTTCGACTACATCAGTCATTTTAAGCTTACCAGCATGATAATCATCCCAAGCTGCCTTGACATTGTTGTACTTATGCATCTTACCAGTACGAGGTTTATCTAAGTTTACTGTAGCCTTGTAGAGACCTAGTATAGGTTCCTGAGTAGGAGCATAAAGTAGATCACCCTTCTTTTTATCTGAGTACATCAACTCAGAAGGCATCATCTTTTTAGCATCTTCAATGCCTTTGTCTGTAACTGGTAGGTGGACAGACATTGTATCATAGACAACAAAACCAGCCTCAGTAACCATTGTATAGGCAGGAGGTATAGTTAAGTCATACGCCTCAGTAATCTCGGGGAGCGGTGTAACAGTCTTAACTACTTCCCAGTCGATGCTATCATCTAGCACCATCTCTTTCCACTTAGCCCAGAACTCTGAGGTTTCAAATAAGTCCAGATCTAATTTAAACACCTTAGTAGCTAAGAGCTTTGTGAGAGGCAGACCCTTCTTAACACTCTGCCATACTGATGTATATAAGGTATTCCGGTCTCTATAGCTACTGAGCTCATCCCCAATAAACTTGAATTCTTTAGTCCGAGGATTCTTAACCTCTTTGTACCCAATAGCAGTCCTCAACTCTTTAACTCGTTTCTCTGAGAGAGTTGGAGTGTACTTCTGAGCATTGAGATTCTGTGGAATCACAGCCTTCGCTAGGATACCAGCTTTATACCCTACAAAAAGTTGTAGCCTACCTTGCATTTTACCAATAGACTCATAATTAAAGGTAACCATCCAAGCTTCTTTACCTGTAACTGTCAACTTACTAAACAAGCAGTTAGCTGTTAAGTCCAAACTATGTGCTAACGCCACTAGTTCAAATGCTAATGTCCTAGAGGTTGTCGTGTAACTTACCTGAGTCTGAGACTTCTTCTTAACAGCAGCTTTTACTAAAGTTACTGTACCATCTGTATCTATGAGACCCGCTAGTAGGCCCCATCGGAATTCTTCAGGAGAATGCATCCAGTAAGGAGGTAAGCACTTGTTTTCTGCGCCATGTCCTATGTTGTTTCTGAAGTAATCAGCAATAGGCCTGCAGTTAATACTAACTTTCTCAGAGTAGCAGTCATGACCATCAAAGGTATGTAGAGATTTAACTACTGTAGCACCTTTAGCAAATCCTTCACTAATTGAGCGTATGCAAGACTCGAACTCATTTCTGACTTCTATTGAAACATTAGCCAGCATAACATCACTAGGGCGGAGCGTAGCATTGATCCAACCATCACCTATAAAACTACCATTAAGATACCCGAACTCCTTATCCAGAGGAACAAATACACTACCTACATCTGAAACTTCTATTTCTGTAATAGGCTCAGCCATCCTACTAACTGACTCACGCAAGCGGGGGACTACCATACCGACAGAAGGCTCTGCTTTTATATACTTAAGATCCACATCTATGGTTACTAGAGAATGATCTTTTGAGCACTGTATAGAGCCATTAGTATGGGTTTTTACCTCTACCATAGTTAGATCTTTATGGATGTGAAAGCTTTCTACGGGGAGCCACGCCTTAACGCCATCCCTAACAGTAAGTACTTCAAGATCATCAGGTACTTCGAAGACCTCTTTATTGCCTGTCACTACTCCAGTACCTTCTATCCTTGGAAAGTCTCGTAAATTCATCAGACCATAATTGTACCGTACCCTTACTTCATTAAACGCCATATCAAGTTCCTTAGTATTAGAGGTATTAGACTCTATATAAGAGGAACTATTGATTCGATTTTTAAGTACTAAATTCTGATTTATAGACGATGCTTTAACTCTGTAAGCTATTGAATTTACTATGCAGTCACCATCAAAGTCACTATTAAGAGCATTCTCCCACAATGTATTAATAAAAATAGTCTTGCCTGGGCGAAGAACGGGTTTAGCTGCATTAATACTATATTTCCATAAAGTAGGAGCTCTATTGACTAATACAGGGCGATGCTTTAGTTCCTCTAAGAGTATCTGACGAGCCATGTCTGATCTATCATCAATAGCATCTTTAGCTTCGAGTGCCCCATAGCCCATCTGAACCATCTTACGAACTAGGAAGGGTTTGTACATCCCCCAAGCCATATCCTCAGGTAATCCAATTTCATCCATAGCTAAGGTATTGTCTGGAGCGATAGTGCCTCGCCCAGTAAAGTTCTGCTTAGAATACATAACCTTGCGCTGGAAGAATCCAGTCTTAGGATTGTCACCAGCGATGTAGCGAATAGCACCCTTGACACCTTTGTTACGCATCTGAGCTGAGGCTGGATCAGAAACACCCGTAACCTCTTTTACACGCTGCGACATAGACTGACGATTCTCTTTAATATCCTCGTCACTCATACCAAGCTTCTTGAGATCTTTAATGCTGTTGTTCTGCAAAATTAGATCTCTGTAAAGCATGTTAGCATCACTAGGCATTAAGTCCCCACTCTTACCAACCGTGATAGGTCGCATAGTAGGAGGCATAATAGGTACCTTAGACATAATGTAAGCATCACCAGCTTTGTTACCTGTAGCTATCAAGGCTTTGAGATACTTAATTTTCTTAACCATCTTGTCGAGGTCACCACCTTTTAGCTTAGGATCACGGACAGACTCCTCAGCAATACCTAGTTCTTTTTCTAGGTTGATAGCATTCAATTTCTTCTTAAGAGACTTACCACCTTCAGTTACAAAGGCTTCCTGCAAGTTCTTAGATGTTCCATAGCCTAATAGGTTCTGGACAGGGCCTTCAAAAACAGGGTTAATAACAGGCTCTTCTAAATCAACATGAGTCCATCTCTCACCTTTCATACCACCAGTTAGAACGTCGTCAAAGAGACCACCTTTTTCAGTATTTAGCTTTGCATCAATTTGTAAGGCGTTCTTAACCTCACCAGAAGACATAGCCATTACATCTTTATCAGTAAGAGGTCCAGCAGTAAAACCACCGTTCTTCTTATCAACCTTGATACCTGCCTGCTTCAGCATGTCCACAAACTTAGAGAAAGTCTTCTTCTCGGTAGGCATGTGTGAGATTCCTCCATACTGAAAGCTTCTCCAAAACTCATCATTCTTTGAGCTACGAAGTATGGAACTCTCTTGCATAATGTTACGAGCGTTGTGAGAGATTAAAGCATTAACCTCCATAACCCCTATGCCCTTAGGACCATTCTCACCAGAGCCTACTGGTGCTTCGTCTTGATCATAGGCACCTTCGACACCTCGAGTAGAGTAATTAGCCTCAGTAGTTTTAAAGAGCTTATGAATATGTTGAACACCTACAAAAACATTAGGGATCTTCTTACCCGTTACAGGATCAAAGACAGTTTCTTTGTCTTTAACATTGTGTTTCTTCATCTCATCCTTAACGAACTGCACGTTGTCTTTAGATGAGAAGTTCTCAATACGGTAAGGCTTGCCTGTCTTCTGAGCAATCTTACCTAGAGTACTCTCTAGGATCTGGGCAGGGTTAATACGACCTGGGACACCTGCAGGAGTAAAGATAATGTCAATAGGATCTCCGTTAGCATCCGTAGGCATCTGATCATCCGGTACCAATTTAGTAGCTACACCTTTATTACCATAACTACCAGAGAGCTTATCCCCTAGGGCCAGAGGCTTCTCCAAGCGAAGCATGACTGTAATAGTCTTGCCGGCCTTATGCACCTCAAGGACTTCCCCTTCATAATCATGATCATAGATCTCACTGATATCACGGTACGATGTCATTAAACTCTTGTGCAGTTGACCGAGGACAGCATTAGCACGGCTATCAGAATTATCTTCAAGAACTAGAATAATAGGATCTTTGCTGTGAAGAATCTCACCCTTCTTAACAACCCCATCAGAATCGAGCTTAGCTAGTTGCTCTTTAGTGAAGTTAGTTGGGTAATTAGCAGCATACTTGCCTTTATCTAAAATCTTACTCTTATCTAGTGTGACACTAATTCTATCAGCATGAACACTTGTCATCTTTTTAGCAGCACCCTCAGAAACGACAATACCGTCCTCATGGTTCAGACCTTGATAAGGCATGTAAGCGACTTTTAGGTTTCTACCTAAGGCTAACTTACCATCCTTACTGAAGTTGTTATCTCCAAGGATCTCACCCTCTTTAACAGTATCCCCGACTTTAACTAAAATATCATTATGTAGAAGGGTCTTACTAGAAATAGGAAGATTGTTTTGGTATTCAACCTTATGAGTTTCTTTACCACTCTTGATGTAAATAAAGTCATCATCAATCTTAGTAACAGTACCAGCAGCAGGGGCAATAGGCTTCAGGAAGTCATTGATACGATCTTGAATGTTCTTGCCTTCTTCAGCAAAAGAACTATTAGCAGTATCAACAAGTCGTGCATCCCGCTCTTTTAGAGGTAGAGCTTGCTGCAAATGCTTGTTACCCATTACAACACGGTTAGCTTGATTTGAGTTGACTAAGGGTAGGGCGGATACTGAAGCAGACATAATATGGTGAGCTGAGATAATCTGATAGTCCAGCTCAGAACGCTTAACCTTAACAAGACGACCACGCTTAGTAGCTGGGACAATCTCGTTAGGTTTCTTACCGCCCCCACTAGTAGTAGCATCATCAGGAAAACCTACAGCCTTATCTGCAAGGTCAATAATCCTTAAGGTTTCCCTCTTACCAGTCTTGATATTGATTACTTCCTTATAAAGCTCATTATCATCCCCACGTAAAGCCCCCATTGCAAACTGGTTATCTATCCCAATCTTAGAGCTTTCAGGAGTTGCCACAGGATCAATAGTACCTAAGTAACTATAATTGACTGCACGAGTCTCATTTGGTACCGCCGATTCCGAAGATATTGCACCCTCACCAAGACGAGTAACCGTTGCTGCGCTCTCAAGGATACGCATAGGATTAATATTATCTGCTAGACGACTAATAGAGCTACTCACTAAGAAGTTCTTTACAGGCTTACTAAATAGTGTAGGGGAGAAAATATCTTTAAGTTTCTCAGTATCACTACCCATAGATAGATTTAAAGCATCCAACTTACTCTTGATACGACGAGGAATATCTGCAGCTTTGTCAACAACTTCCTTTATAATATCCTCAGCACTGTAGACTTTCTGAAACTCTAGATTGTCACGCTCATCAATGTCTCCTTCATCTTTATACACACTAAGGATTCGTTTAGCGGCACTAAGGATAACTTCACCACCAACCTTACTAAAAGCTTTGCCTAGAGTTAGCTTGGTTGTGTCCTCACTAAGCTCCGTACCATCAAAGTACTCTTTGATCTTATTGATCTTCTCCTGAGTGGAAGCATTGTCTCCAAGCTGAGTATTGTACTTAACCAACTTATCAAACAAGGTATTAATAGTACGATCAATCTGATTTTGGGAGATAGCAGTATTAATAGCATAGAGGTCTTTACCAAGAACAGTTTTCAGGGACTCAGGATTGGTTCCTAGAACTTTTAATACACCATACATAGGAACGGTAGCATGTAAGATACTTATCTTAAACATACCGCTGTCTGGGTCCATAATGAGCTTGAAGTTAGCTCCCTTCTCTAAGTTAAAGGAACTCTCAATCTCATCATTGCCTCGTTTACGCGTATAAACACCTGACTTAGTACGAAGCTGATTAACAATATTGTACTCATTACCATCAATCATAAATGTCATTCTATTAGTAAAATAGGGGACATTCATAATACGATGCTTCTTTAATGTAGTAAGCAACTTACCTGTTGCTTTTTCAGTTACAGTAATATCACCATAAACAGCATCAGAAGCATTACCCTTAGCAAGTATCAACATCTTCTGCTGGTTCTGACTCAAGGACACATGTTTGATTGTAATATTGCTAATGTTAGCAACATATCTGTTGCTAACAATAGGGAACTTATCTCCTACAGCCTTAATGACATTGCGAGAAATTGCATCGCGAATGGTTTGTGGGTCTGTAAGTATTGCTCTAATATTAGTAGTCATGATTAGGCATCCCTTGCGGAGTATTATCTTTTAAGAACTGCTTAGACAATTCCTCCATTGTATCCTCAGCTTCATTAGGTTTAGGTTCATCAGTACGAGCCACTGGTGGTGGTGGTGGTGGTGGTGGTGGTGGTGGTGTATTAGAGGAACTTATACTGGAGCTATTAACTAACTCTAGGTATTTGACTAGGAGGTTATAATTACCCTCCTTATCAAAGTTCTCAGTCTCCCGAATAACCAGGACATCTCCAACTTTAACAGGTGCATCCTTACAATCCATACTGCGTGTCATAATGTCTTCCACATAAAGACGATCTGCATCATCAGACATGTTGGCAATAAAATACTTAACAATCATTTTATCAACAGACTTAGCAGCACTCTTACGAGCAGACTTGCTGGAACCAAATACTGGTGCCTCCGAGCTGCCCATGCCTTCCATTTTTTCTTCAGCTTCTGTGTATGCCATTATCTATCCTATAGCTGAGGGTTGTTGAGGTTGCTGAGGCATGCCTACTTGAGCGGCTCCACCAGGCTGTTGTTGTAATCGAGCCTCTTTACCCTCACCCTTGTTATTTGCAGATTCCAACAAAGTACGAACCATGCTGTACATAACGTAATCTTCACCTTTTAACTGAGCTAGCTGACTACGACGGTCTTCATAAGGGATAGCAATCATCTGAGATACGAGTTGTTGTGCTGCAGCCATAAGCTTCTGCTGATTATATTGCGGGATGGTACCATTCTGCTGAGCTTGTTGATCTTGAGCAGCTTGATTAGCTAAATCATCTTCGATCTCTTTCTGCTCCTGGGCAACACGCTTCTGAACTTTTAGATCGGCTGTAGCATCTGTAACAATCTTATCATCTTCCTCATCTTTATTGAGATTCAGAGCCTCAAGAACAGTAGTCTTAGAAACACCGTTACCCATAGCCTGCATAAGAAGTTGTTTCTGACTAAGATCATCAGCAAGAGTAAAGGGTGAGAATTTAATGTGGCAGAAGTTCTTGTCGTACTTAGCGTTGATAGTATCAATAACCCAGTTAACATACTTAGTAATCTGAGCTACGTAAGGACGAAGTTGATTCTCTAGAATCCGTAGAGCTACTGGAGAGTTATTAAGGTTACTGGTACCATATACAAACTCTATAGGGATATCTAAAGCACGGAGCATATCTTCTTCAGCAGCTTTGATCTCTGCTGTAGGAAGAAGACCACGACCTTGACTACCAATATTAGTTACTCCAGTAGGATACGGAGCAAGCATTACATAGTTAGGATCATGACGCCACTGAGTCAAAGCCTTTTGAACCTGAGCTTTCCAATCACCCATAGCAGTCATAAGTGATGGATCATTACTAGTGCCTTGAGGAAAAAGAATACGCTGTGGTGTAATATGCTCTAGGCCAATACTCTCTACAGACTTACGTAAAATAGCTGTGTAAAGATATAGTTTCAGACAAGGTAGCAGCGGTGAAAGACCCCAACCTGTAGAAAAGCCGGCAATTGAATTAGTCTTGGTATGATAAAAGTTATTGGTGTGCTCAATAGCTTTATTCTTCTTGAAAGACTCAAAGAATACTTTAGGTACATACCCAACAACATTCTTATCACCAGAAGCAATTCCTTTTCGAAGGGCCGGAGGCATACGATAATAGTAACGGCAGGTTCCTGTAATAGGATTGCTGTTAAGCTCGATATTCTTTGGGTCCCAAGTAACTAGCTTAATATCTTTAAAGCTCTGTATATCTCGATCCTCAATATTAGCAATAGCTGTTCTCTGACAATTAGCACAGGAAAGTAGGAAGTCGCCCTTCTTTAACTTATAGTTAGCTTGCTCTATATTAATCTCGGTACCACAAATCTTACATTTTAACATACGAACAAAAGGGAAGTATATACTACGAAACGTATTCCCGTATATGTAGTGATCTACACCCATGTTCAATAAGTGGGAAAACATGTCCAAGTCTTCCTCTAAGAGCTTCTTAGTAGCCTCCTTAATATCCTTGGAGTCTGACTCATAGATGAAGTCTGTGATTGGGTAGTTAATTAGCTTGTTGATGCCATTAACTAGGGCTGGTGAGTTAGCGTAAACCATCTCACACCACTTAAACATTTCACTATGATTACGGGGTAATTGTTCTGAAAGATAATCAAAGAATTGATTATTATACATTCTAGTAAATCTAGTATCTGTGCTGGCTCCAAGAATTCCTGTTGGAGTCTGTATGGTCTCTGGCATATACCCACCTAATTAATAAGTTAACAACTAATATATAGTGGTCAATACCTCTACAAAAATGAAGTAACTCTCTCTAAGATTCCTCATCTATTTGTTATAAGAACATGCCTAAAGCTACCCGTACTTCAAATCCCTTCCTTTGTGACCACTATCTATCACACAGGAAGGGTGAGATGAATATGCCGGTAGTAAATGAAAAGTCAGAGAAGACAGCCGTGGACAGCGTATCCTTACGATACGATGACAGGAACAACATGTTCTATTTCACAAGCCTAGATTTCAACGCCATGAAAATATTCGGAGTGGCTAGATCACTTCAGGATGGGAGGTACTTATATTACTTTGAAGCTGTATATCCAGACGGATGGTTTGCCTTAAAAGATTTCAAGGCTTTGTTCCCTAAGAGCACTATCTCTAAGAAGGCAAAGGAAAAATTCCTCTACTTGAAGTCTGTACCAGACCAGATAGTAGACTTCACTGAGCTAGATAAAAGGAATCACGTTTACAAGAAGTACCAGCCCATGACTCACCAAGCTAGATGCATGGAGGCTATGTTCCACTACCCAAGGCTATCTATTTTAGCAGAGCAAGGGCTAGGTAAAACCTTTATTAGTCTCAACCATGTTGCTATGAAAAAAGCTGAATTGGGAGTCTACAAAGCTTTAGTTTTTGCACCCAAGATAGTGTTGCGTAACTGGAAGGCTGAGACAGAATTACACACAGATTTAAAAACTATAATTTATCGAGGAGATGAACTACAGCGTAGGAAAATACGTGATCGCGTATTAGCTGGAGAGGATTGGGATGTAATTGTAACTAATTATGAGTGTGTCTCAAACACAGAAGTAAAACTCAAAGAACATGAGAAGATTGGTAAGCGCGAGATAGTTAGGGGTGACGAAGTACAGATAGCCAAGGATGGTGAATGGTACAGAGTATCTCAGGTAGAAGGTAAGGGTACTAAGCGAGAATTCATTCTTAAAGACATGAGAGTAGACTCACCTACAATTGTAAAGGCTCGAAGAAAGCTAGACAATGGTAGGTTAGTAAATTTAGACTTCAAGTTCTTTAAAGACGACTTAGATTTCCAGGTCCTATTTATGGATGAAGGTAGCCGAGTCAAAGGATATAAGAGTTCTAGGAGCCTGTCAGTAAAAGCTATAGCTGAGAAGATATCTAGTAGGTATATACTCAGCGGTACAATCACACTAGGTAATCCCTTGGATGTCTATATGCCTTACACCATCCTAAACCCACTTATCTTTGGGGCTAACTATTGGAAGTTTCGAGCTAAGTACTGCAAGTTCCCTCCCTGGAATAAGCACATCATCACAGGGTACCAGAACCTAGATGCTCTAAAAGGTAGGATGGACCCATACACCATCTCTTTTACACGAGATGACTGTTTGGACCTAAAGCCTAGAACCCTGCTTGACCGTTACTATGACCTATCACGAGAACAAGCTGAGATGTACAACGATATTATTGAGGAGGAGAGTGTCTGGATAGGAGATATTGAAATGGATGTCTCAATGCCTGTAGTTAAAATTAACAAGCTAATGCAGTTAGTTAGTGGCTTCTTGATATTACCACATACTCGAGATGACTCAGCCTGTAATAAGTGCTCAGAATTATGTGAATGCATTGAGGACGACATCTATCCCTGGAATAAGAAATGCCTGTTCTATGGGACTGAGAAGGTTGCTCATGTCAAGAAACCTGCCCGGGAGTACTTCACTTTTAAGAAGAACCCTAAGCTTGAACTGTTTATTGAAGATCTGCAGGACATAGAAGGCCAAGTAATTATCTGGACCTATTATAAGAAAGAGCTGGACGATCTTATGTGGGCTATGCATGAGGCTAAGATTAACTATGTCTTAGCATCAGAGTTCAACTGTGATCTTAAGTTTACAAATGATCAGAGCATCAAAGTGTTCGCTGGGCAGATATCTCAAGGTATTGGTATTACTCTCAACACTGCTAAGCATATGATTTACTACAGTCAAAGTCTATCTCTAGAGGATCGCTTGCAATCAATGGATCGCAATTATCGTATTGGTCAGGATTCTAAGGTTGTTGTAGCTGACTATCAATGTCCTGGCACTTTAGAAAGTACGGTGCTTAAGCTGCTACGAGATAAGCGAGATGTTAAAGACTTTATACAGAGCAGTATAGAATGCTTAGAATGTAACAACTATGACTACTGTACAGAGTGTGGCATACGCCCTTACAGTGAGGATTGTGCTCTCTACGGAATTCGAGAAGCAGCCGAGACTAAGAATACAATTAAACTAAAAACTATTAAACTAGATTAAGGAGAACTTATGAAGAATTTAAAAGGACTTTCTGGCTTACTAATCTGCATTATATGCCTAGGAACTATAGGTACGGGTATACACATGTGGTACAGAAGCTCAGATCGGGCTGAGATATTGAGAGTTTCTATGCAAGAAACTGTAGTAGAGGAAGCATCCCTAAATGCCTTCGTACATATTCCTCTCTCTCAAGAAACCCAGGATATGATTGAGTTTATTATGCATCGTAACTACAAGATCTATCCTGGCATGGCAGAAGAGATCGCAATTGCTACAGTTAAAGCTTCAGTTGAATTCAATGTGCCTTCGAACATCTTACTAGCAATCATGGATATTGAGTCAGACTATCGCTATGATGCCGTGTCTAAGGCTACTGCCGTAGGCTTAATGCAAATACATGTTGCTACATGGCTAGATTCTAAGAACAAAATCAATCTTATGCAGGCAGGTATTGCTGATTCTAAGAAAGATCTTTTTGACCCAGACACTAATATCAGAGCGGGAGCGTACATTTTACAAATGTACATGAAAGAAGGTATGCGAAAGAAGGTGGCTAACCTTGTCCAGTATGCAGCTACTCGGTATTTTGGTGGGACTAAAAACACTTACTATGCAAAGCTTATAGCTGCTCTAGGGGAGTACCAAATCTTTAATTGCACACATATTATGCAAGAAGCTCAAGTGTTAACAACCAGTATTAGGAAGCAGGATTCAGATAATGGCTAAAGGAGACGCTTACGACCCTCAGGCTAGAAAGCCTATTGACGATTGCCCATATACTCTTCCAAGAGATTATATGTCTGCTTCACAAATAAATACATACTTACGCTGCGGAAAGTGCTACTACTTTCGTTATATATTAGGTATCCAGTCTGCTCCTGCTCTACCAATGACTATGGGGTCTGCAGTGCATGAGACGTATGAGCCTATGTACCAAGCAGTTATTGATGGTGAGCCTTTATGGACACCGAAGCAGGCTAGTGAGTTTGGTATCTTCCGTCTTGAAGAAAAAGCGGAGGACGATGGGCTACCACTAGTAGGGGCTGAGAAAGATGAGTCTATAGGGGTGGTCCAGAATGTAATTTCCAGTTACGTGACACTATTAGCTCCCCATATCAAGCCCGTTGCTGTAGAGTTAGAAATTAGAGAAACCTTAGCCTGTGGAGTTCCTATTCTGGCTTACATTGACCAGATACGTGAGCCTACTCTCTTAGAGAAATCCAAGGGTCGTACAGAAAATGTAATGGTGGATTACAAGGTCACTAAAAGTAAATGGGCTGAGAGCAAGCTAGCTAATGAATTTCAGTTTAATCTGTATGCAACCATTACGGATATAAAAGACACTGAGATCCACAACTGCTCAAAGAATACTAAAGCGTTCAAAGTCAATAAGACTGTAGAGGCTGATTTCCTAGCCTCTAAACATGATTTAGCAAGTAATCTTAGAGTACTACGTCACCGCTATGCTAAGAATGTTGGTGTCCATGTAAATAATCTTGTAGAAAGTGTAGCTGATGGTATATCTAAAGGCTCATTCCCTATGGCTCCTATGGACTCATGGGCATGTAATGACCGTTTTTGCGGATACTGGCAATATTGCAGGGGTAAAAAATCTTAGTGAGGTAACAACAATGTATAGCAGGTGTGCACGCTGCTCAATAGAAGCTGAACTTTATACTTTTCAACAGAACATGTATGTGAGGATTGTTTAAATAAAATATCGGACCAGGATAGTCTATGCCCAAATTGTGGATTCTCTACAAGTGCTTCAGATGAGGTCTCAATCCTGCTAACACGGCCTAAAGCTACTGCTGAAGAGAAAGCAGCTGCTAATGAAGTACCTATCTTAGTGTGCTCGAAGTGTAAGATCCTCCATTTTGACAGTTTTACATATAAGATCCTCGAAGGTCTTCGATAGTTCTAATAAAGCCCTACCTACTAGGTAGGGCTTTATTAAGTATATCCCCCCCCCCCCTTTAGCTACCCTACCTCTAATTATTACTCAGTAAGTCATTAGTATATCTAAGAATTACCTTATAATATAAAATAGTATATATTAGTAAAATAAATATTGACGTCCTTAATTCTGAGGAGTAGTTTACTCAAACTAAACAGCATAACTTTAAGTTAATAGATCGAGTACAAGCTTATTCTATTCTTGACTAAGTTACCGTAGTATAGTAATATATCTACAGTTGTTACAGAGATATTTGGCCTGTGCAATTAAATGAAAATAAATACTTCAGTTAAATGTAAACAGTTCCCAGTATCTCAGTAACCAAACTTACAGGAGGCCCGATGAGCCAGGAAGCTAGTACGGAAAAAGACAGTGTTAAAAATATTGGTCTATCTCCAACTGAGACAATGGATTCCGTTAAATTTGTCACAAAGTATCTAAGTGTTAGTAAAGCCCCAATTATCTTAGATAAACATATCAGGGGGAAGAAAATTCATGAGTGGATAGTTATGTACCGAAACACTGATCTTCCTATGGATGAGCGGTTAAAGTATCGGGACTATGTTATCTATAATGTCTTTTACTTATTTCCATATGTACTATCTCGAAGGCGTCTGCGCTTCTCCTTGTTTGATGAAGCTCTACAGCAACTTGTGATAGGTACTATCCAGGCAATTGATAACTATGATTATGTAAATTACTCGAGATTTACAGTGTATCTATCTAAGTACATCACAGAGTCCATTAGCATCTGTATGCAAGATGACACTTTGATCACCATTCCAAACTCTGCACGAAAGAAGATTATTAAGAATCTTCGAGAGCAGAATGAACAGAATGAGATAGAAGGGGATTCTAGGGTAGTTCAGGTAGCTGGAGATCCAGTTAATCCTTCTAACTCAGATACTCACCCAAACGTATTAGGCTGTTTTTATCAAGGAGAAGAGTATTTGGAGGAGATAGGTTATTCTTCTATGAGTGATGACGACGATCCAGATATCTACACCGCTGTAGAAACTAAGGAATACCTTAAAGTCTTAGAGTTTGCTCTAAGCGAGGAGGGTGAGGTCCTTACAGACAAAGAGCGTTTAGTAGTCACATACCGCTTTGGTATCTTTGGTGCACCTAAGCTAACCTTAAAGCAGGTAGCAGAGATGTTTCACTCTCATGGATGGCGTGCCACCATTGAATGGATCTTCCAGTTAGAGAAGCGTGCCACTGAGAAGCTACAGAAATTCATGAAGAAATGTGGCCTTACTGAGGGCCTAGCAGTCAGATAATTTAAGCACCACACCCAACAACACTACAACAACTAGAAGGGTACTATCATGGGCGACGAAGAAGTAGGAATTGCACAAGAAGCGAGCAATCTTGTAGATGAGGTAAAGACAGATGTAGCTAATGCCTCATTATCATCAATTATTGATCAAGAGTACGTTAAAGACAATGTTCTTGATGTAGCGCAGGTACTGCAGAGTTCAAAAGACCTGCTAGCCACAGGGCAAGCATCTTTTAACACAATGAATGAATTGTCTGAGTGGAACTCAGCCTCAGAAGTTATTGCTAATATCAAGACTCTTAACGAGTTTCTTATTCAGGTCGTATATGCTGTGGAGGCAGTAGTCTTAACCATCGACAATGCTAAAGACTACATTACCTCAGAAGATAAGCTGGATATGGCCGTCACTATTGTTGATAACGCATTGAAGCTCCCTTGGTACTTAGAAGGTATTGATGGTCTTGTACTAAAAATGCTTATCTCTTCAACAGTAACTTTTGTTAATAAAATAGGCGGTCAGACCTGGGACTTATCAGGTATCTTGAGGCACCTACAACAAGGTAAGGAAATTCTAGAGCGGTAAGCACTCCCCCACCCCTCTGCAAACCGTTCTAGAAGCATGAAAAGCCCCAACATGAAGTTGAGGCTTTTTTTGTTATAAGACCGTGACTAATGTATGAACCACACTTTAGTAATCTCTAATAGGAGCATTAAAATGAATTAGCGACTTAAGTTTTACTTGGAGGGGACCCAGTATTACTTACCAGTTATTACTGGGAGAAGTACTAACACTTAACACAAAAAGGATTTAACTATGGCTAAATTTGAACTAGTAACAGTATCAACGAACGAGAATGATGCAGTATTGGCAGTAGATGAGGAGGGTTTTCACAAACTCAGTAATGGTGAGCAGGCTCTGATCACAGATACCCCCCACTTTTACAACATCGTACAGCCTGGTTCTGTTAAGAAAAATCCTGCGCTTAAGAAATTTAAAGGCAAGTTTATGAATGCTGAGCTTGGCCTGGACTTCGAGCAAAAACGTTTTGTTTACATCGGTAACTTCGCAGAAGGTCGTAACCACTTTCCCCCATTCGTGGAAGGCGATAACTCAGAGCCTCTATGTAAATCCTATGATGGCATTGTACCTGCTTTTAATGCTGAGCAACCTGGTGCAGCCTTATGCAGTGAATGCCCATTCGGTGATTTAATGTGGAAAGATGGTAACAAGCCTGAGTGTGCTAAGTATCTTGAGTTACTTCTACTTGATGTGGATATCAAGTACCCAATGGTACTTCCTATGAAGGGGACTTCCTTAGGCGCATGGAACCTATTCAAGAAGTCTATTACTCAGAAGATCAGGCTATCCAATGAGTTCAACAAGCTCGTTAAGCTGGGTCTGAAGAAAGTTGACAATCCACCTGAAGGTTATGTGGATGTAACTACTTGTGTAATCCAGGTAACTATGAGTGACGAAGGTACTTACTATGTCCCTAGCTTTGAATTGGTAGAGGCTCCAGAGCTAGATCAACAAGCTCTACTTCCTCTAATCAATCACTATGGTTACAAGTTTATTACTGAAGCTGCTATTGCTCGGGAAGCTAAGAAGCTTGAGTACGAGCAGAACAGCACTATTGGTAATCAAGCCCTTTTTGAGTCTGCTCCAGAAGCTCAGGTAGAACTAGGTGATGATGCTGCTGAAAGTGACGAAGAGTTTGACGTATAATTAGTCACTTACTCTTAAGTTCTTAACCCCTTAATACAACCTGAAGGACATGTTATGACAAAATCGGATTTAGTTAAACAGATGGCTGCAGAGTTTGACCTTACACAAAAGGCCGCCGCTGCACAGATTGCATTTGTTCTAGACACAGTAACTACTGCTGCAAAAGAAGACGGTCGCGTTCAATTTGACCAACATATCTTCGTTAAGAAAGACCGTGCAGCTCGCAAGGGCCGTAACCCACAAACTGGTGCGGTTATCGAGATCCCTGCAAAAAGTGTAGTTACTTACAAATTCACTGGTTAATTAGTGAGTTGGTGGTGAAGCCTAAGCTCCACCACCTTTTTTTAATTTAATGGAGGTCGAATGTCGAATCACAATTGGGATGCTCTGGTAGAAGAGCTAAATAACTTGAAAGCACTACCACTTAGCTACTCGAAAATGAATACGCTATTTAACTGCCCATTGCGTTATCAGCACCAGTACATTGAAAAGTCTGAGCGTGGAATACCTAAGGTTAAAGAGCCTGCTGTTGTAGGCAAACTGATCCATAATATCTTCGAGACTTGTGTTAATAGAGGTAATACCTTTGGATTTGAGGATGATGTAGTTGATTTCAATCGTGTCTGGGCTTCTATCTGTAAGCAAACTCCCTTAACTGGGAAAGAATACGATATGGCTCAAGATCAAAAAATTCATGCACATAAGGTGTATAAACGTATGGTTGAGATCCTTAAGAAACAAAAGTTCACGTCAATCCCAGAACTACAAGTTATCTGTACAAAAGACCTCAGAGTTGTTCGGCAAGCTAAATGGCCTGCACGGCTCCTGTTTGGATACATAGATTATTTTGGTATCAGTCCAAAGGGTACTAAGGCCTTAGTTATTGACTACAAGACTCATAAAAAAACTGACGATAATGCAGAAACTGTGGATGTCCAGACACGTATCTATGGATTTTTAATTATGTTGATGTTTCCCACTATCCAGACTTTGAAAATTGGTGCTGCGTATATACCAGACGAACTAGTAGAAGCACCAGTTACTTTTACTAGAGAAAATATTGGTCAGTATGAAAGCTACGTATTTGATATTTTATGCAAATACAGGGATGCCCTAGTAACAGCTAATTCTATAGGGTTTGAACCTATCACGAGTAAGAACTGTGATTGGTGTAACTTCCATACTAAGTGCCCTCTTATGATTGCTAAAGCAGAGAAGAAAGCAGCACGCAAAGCTAAGGCAGACGCTAAGAAGGGTTAATCAATACTATATACGGTTGGGCTACACAGCAGGCATCTTCGGGTGCCTGCTGTTGCTTGTGCCGTACAAACAAATTAGCTAAGGTGACTAAATGGCAGAGGCAAAGGCTAAGAAGACACGAACACGTACTTCCAAGCGCGGAGGTACTGTAAATAAGAAAGCTCTTACTAAACTGTGGAGCTGTGTACCAATTAATGAATGGCTGATGTACTTTCGAGAGATTGCTCCTGATCAAAAGTGGCAACAAGCATCCTCGTCAATTGTACGTTGTTGCTGCCCTTACCATGATGAGAAGAGCCCCTCTTTTACAATCAACTTTGCTAAAGGCTTTGCTCGGTGTTTTGGTAGTTGTGAAAAGTATGTGTCAGACCCTATCTCACTAGTAGCTAAGTTAAAAAACTGTGGCACTCGTGAAGCACAACTATCCATCTATGAGCGATTCAATCTGCAAGATACATTTAGTATTAGCTCAGATAATTTAGATCACTATGTCCAGATCTCAGAGATGAAGAAGGCAGCAGCCACAGCTTTCCAACAGGTTACTGCAGAGCTTATCCGAGAAGATCCACCACACTTGGCATACTGCAAGAATGCTCTGTACTACCTTACAGAAGTTCGTAAGATTCCACTGAATACGTTACATGCCTTACCTGTAGGAATCTTTGCCAAGCCAATTCATGTAAAGAAGTATATGCCTGAGATGGCAATGCACCAGCTCTATGATGAGTACTTTGCGAAGTACAACAATAACAACTTCTGGGGAGCTATTGCGTTCCACTACAATGACTCCCCAGGAAGTATCTCCCGCTTCAAGCTCAAGATACAGAACAAGAATATCCTAGCACAGTTTAAAAATGACATCACACAAGTTCCTGAGCACCAGAGCAAACTCACTTTTGATAAGCAGATGCCTTATGTAGAAGATTCTTTTGCTGAAGGGGTAGGGCTATTTGGTCTATTTACTTACCGTCACATGCTTGGTAAAGAAGATGTAAATGCTTACGTCACTGAAGGTGAGTTCGATGCTCTGTCTGTTATGGCTGCACAGCTTGATGCTGATCGTCCTGAGTTCATGATCCTATGTGCTGGTGGTAAAGGATCAACAGATATCTCAGCTCTACGTGAGTATGGTGTAAAGACTGCTTGGTTAGTTCCTGATCATCCAAGCCAATCGGGTAATGGGTGGGCTCAAGGAATCTTAGGTAAAAAGGTGAACTTCCAAGAGTCTGCAGACCTGTACGCACTAACAGTCAAGCTTTTCATGTGGCCTGTAGAGATGCAAGGCTTTGATCTTGATGAAGCTGTGCTTACTAATGGGTACAATCTTGTCTCGGATTATATCTTCCGTAAACGTAATGACTATTTCATCAATGCTACACCTTGGGTTCGATCTCTATGTGATAAAGAGATTGAGTCAGTAGAGCTTAATACTAAGACTGAGCTGGGTAAGTTAGTAATCGCTGATGAATCTTATGGAGTTCGTAAGGCTAACTTGGTAGATGAGAGGTCAAGAAAATTAGCAGAGGTTATAGGTCGCTGGTTTAGATACATCCATGACCACACAGACAAAGCTAATTTTATCCAATACTACGCCACTGAAGTTGGCGTAGACATTTCAAAGTTAGACTCGGTCAATGATTCGCTCTACTCCTTAGATACTGTTAATGGGGTAACTCAGAAGATCGAGGACAGTTTTACCTTATTATTTTCATTTGCATACTACGAGCGAAGAGCATCCGGGAATGTGTACCAGCTATGGGTTAAGCATCGTGAAGAGTTAATCGAGATGAATATGCAGGACGGGCAGTTACAGAACATTATGTGTCAGTATGCAGGTAAGAACATTGTGAGTTGGTTAGATAACTTACTGGGCCCCAACCAAATCCTACTAGAAGGTACGGATGGAAAGGAAGCTTTGGAAACAGATAAGGTAAAACGTCGTAATGCTGCTCATTTAATTAAGAGAGCTACGGAGAACTTGATCCACTTAGCAGAGCCTAAAGACGATCTAGCACGTTTCGCACAAGGTGTTCACTATCTAGATCTACCAGCAGCAGCTAAACGAGAAAACTGCATGTACTTTGTTAATGGCAAGAAGATCTTTCGCGGTGATTTCAAACCAGATAACCGTCTAGATTGGACTCAGCTTGAGAACATTGTAGATAATAACATTCTCTTTGAGCAGTTAAATGCTGATAGTAAGTGGTCATTTGTGAATACAACGAATGACTTAGAACAAGCTACCCAGATTGATCTGAAAGACCTATTTAAGAAGGTTCGTAAGCTAGTAGATGGGTGGAAATTTGAGAATCATGATGTCATTGCTGAATACTTGACTGCTTATATAATGTCAGTCCCAGTAATGCGAGCAGTAGGTGATGTAAACATTACTTATGTGACTGGTGAAAAAGAGTCAGGTAAGACTTCACTTGTTAACGGTCTCTTGGGTGGTGATGAAAATAGCTCTATTACACCATCTATTTTAGAGTCTGCTGTAACTAACTTCGATGCTTCTCCTGCCGCTATGTATCAGATGATGGAAGGTTCTAGCTTAATGTTCGTGCTAGATGAGGCTGAGTTTTCTAATAGCCATAATACTAAGCATGACCAGCAGAATAAAGAGATCGTTCGTATGTTGTACTCTATGCCTATGGGTGGAGTAACAATTCGTCGTGGGGGTGCTACTAAAGACCAAACAGTGAGCTACAAATTACGTATGCCTGTTATGATGGCTGGTATTAACTTACCTGCTGACTCCACATTCTTATCTCGTGTGTTTGTTGTTTATACAGAAAAAGATAGGGCACGTAAACACTTAGGTGACTACATTGCTCAGCACTTCTCCGATGAAGAGTTAGAGAAGATTCGTCACGATGTGACTCTGTGTATGCTCCCATACATTCCTAAAATTATCACTCGTAGGACTCAGCTACGGGAACAGTTATCTAATATTGGTGGTGAGATTGCACATATCTCTAACCGATTCCTTGGAAGTATTCTGACCCCCTTAACAGTGTATGACCTCTTAGGCTATGACGCTGAGAAAATCTACAAGACCATCCTATTTAAGTATAAGGACCGTCTTGAGGCTATACACAATGATGACTCTCAAGCAGATGTTATTACAGCATGCCTGTTCAGTAAGGCTGTGAAGGTAACAACTGATGAGAACATCCAAGACTTCGTAAGTGCTCGTCACCTTATCATGAGCCATGAATACAATATATTAAATCAGTCAGACTGTGGTGTGTATTACTTGCCAGATCCAGGGACTGACATGATTATAATTGTATGGCGACAAGCTAAATACGATGTTTTGAAGTATAGCCCACATGCACAGATCGAGGAGCAAGCTCTGCGGGAGCAGGCTCAGAAAAGTAACTTTGTTATTGCTGACATTTCAACCGATCAAGATGCATACATTAGAGAATCCCTGGCTTTAAGGGATGTTAAGAATGCTTCTCAGTACACAGTGCTAGATGCAGCGTATTTGATAACAATGACTGATGCCATAGGCCAACGGATCACGTCTTTTCGTGAAAAGGCTGAACGAGACTTCAAAGCTGAGGATGAAGCAGCTAGTACTCTCGATCCAGCTAAACCTACTAACCAGATTAAGAGCAAAATAAGGTCTGTGAAGAAAGGGAAGCCTAGAGCTAAACCTGTTGTTCGAGCAGAGGACAACATAAACCTAGAGGGTGAAATGCCAGACGATTCTGAATTTGACTTCTAGATAATCTAGGGGGTCAGTTCAGGCTGGCCCCCAATCCATTGTAGGCACGTACCCCTACAGAAGGGATTAAAAGTATGACAGATAGTATAGACAGCATAAACGATACAGATGATGCAGATGATCAACCGAAACACCGCTTAGTAAAGTATGACACCTGCACAGGGTGTAGGCTCCTCGATGACCCTATCATGCGCCCAGAACCTATCATCGAGAATGACATCTTGATAGTAGGTGGATACCCAACAAGCAGAGACATTGAAAAAGGCCCGTTCATGAGTAAGGGGGGTTACTTAGTCCGTAATATCCTAAAGGATACAATCATGAAGATGGACGTAACAAATACTCCATCTATTGCTTATACCTACGGTTTAAAGTGCTGCCCAGATTCAATCGAGTACAAAGTAAAGAAAGAGGATATTGATTGTTGCAAGAGAAACTTGTGGGCACGAATAGATAGAACTAGGCCAAAGCTTATTATTGCACTAGGTAAAGACGCTTTGATGAGCTTAGGTATTAGTCTATCGGTTACTAAGGTTCGAGGCGCAGTAATACGCGCAAACCTGCAAGGCACAATGGTTCCTGTAATAGGATCTTTCCACCCAGTAGCAGTTCTCAGAGACCCAGGACTAGTCCCAATCTTTAAGAATGACCTGAAGAAAGCTCTGCAATATGTAACCTCAGAGTTTGAGAACGAAGCTTTTGATATTAGAATGCCTATCAAGTATAACGATATCATTGCACAATTTACGGAGTGGGAGAGGGCCCTAAATGCTTCACAAGAAAAGGGTAAAAAGTTATTAACAGGTATTGATACGGAGACCACATCTTTACAGGCTTTTAATCCTATAGAGAGAATGATCGCAATATCAGTATCGTTCCACAACAATCAAGGCTTTGCCTTTCCTTGGAAGCATAGAGAGTTCCCATTCACAGAACAGGAGATGCAGGGTATTTATGAAACATTTAATAACCTCTTACAGCATCCGGCTCTTGCAGTATCAATGCATAATGCTAAATTTGACCAGCAGTGGTTAAAACATAAAGAGAAGCTTAAGTGCCCGATGGCATCTTGGGATACTCAGATAGTAGAACACATACTTGATGAGGATAAGAAAGGTAATTACTCCTTGAAGACCCTAACAGCTGACCGCTTTCCAGGGTCTGCAAAGTATGAGGCACTACTACAAGGTGAGCTACAAAGGATTCGTAATGAGAGGACTGAGAACTACAAGGAAATTGTTAAGGTCTATGCTGACTCATTAAAAGATGTATTCGTTCCTTATTGGATTAGTTTAACCAATGATGAACGAACTGCTAGGAGGTTCAGGTTCTTGGATGAGTTAGGGATTCCGTTAGAAGTATCTTCGGCACTCACTAATATTAGGTATAAAAAGCTTACTAAGGCTAATTGGGAGTATGACGAAAATGGTGTGTTGTTGAATATGCACACTGATCAATTACTAAAGTCATGCTCTACTGCCCTATTCACTAAGCTTAAAAGGATTCCTCCAGAGATACTCGGCGTGGAAGGCCATCCTGATATGCCACAGACTCCAGTGTTACCTGAGGATGTAACCTTCGAGGATATTGATCCTGCTATTATGCTCCGTTATGCAGCTATTGATGCAATCGTTACACGCAAGATTGCGTTTGAGCAGATCGAAGAGATGACTGAGGAAGATAACAATATTGCGAAGTTAGCAGAGAAGCAACATTTCAAGACTAGGCCTGCTCGATGGGCAATGAACAAGTTCTCTAATCCTATGCAACACATTATTAGTGGTATGGAATACACTGGTGTAAATATGGATAGAGAGAATATCCAGAAGTATATTGACCAATTAGATGTCTCAGCGGCTGAAGCTAAAGAGACATTTAATAATCAAGCTGGGTACGAAGTAAATCCAGGATCAGCAGTGGAACTAAGTAAGTTGTTATATGACGAGCTAGGTTTTCCTGTCCTAAAACTAACTGATTCAGGTCAACCTAGTACTGATGCTGAGACTATTAAGTTCTTAGCAGATGAAAACGATAATCCTATCTTAGAGGCTTTGTTGATATACCGCAAGCTAACAAAGTGTCGAGATACTTATCTGAAGAACTGGCTAAATATGTCTGCTATTGATGGACATTTACATGGTCAGTTTAACTTAACAGGGACCGCTACCTACCGTCTAAGTAGTAGTTCGCCAAATCTGCAGAATGTCCCATACCAGTTAAAAGAGGCAAACCTTAACTTAAAAGCATTGTTCCTTCCAGACTCAGACGAGTATGACTTTTATGACCTGGATATAGCCAATGCTGAGATGAGGGTTTTATGTGCGTATAGTCGAGACGAAGCCTTGATTAATGCGTTTAATACTGGGAAAGACTTACACTGTCTTACTGCTGCTGGCATAAGTGGTATTGACTACGATTTGATATATGCCAACAAGGAAGATAAGACTACTGAGGAATATCGTGTTCGTCAGATAGCAAAAAAAGTGAATTTCGGTTAATGTGGCTGAAGTAAAACTCGCTCAATTGCTGGAACACCCTACTCCCAAATAGTGAATTCTATGGAGACGATTATGAAAAATTCCGAGAATACTAAATGGTCACGTGATTACTCTGCATGTCAGAGATGTGGCACTACTGAAATACCTCATCGTAACTATGGCCTTTGTAGAAAATGTTTTAAGTATAAAGTGTATCGTAACCTTCCCCAAGTATGTCCTGGGTGCGGAAACACCTTTACACCACTAAACAAGCAGGACAAAACAAGCTATAGAAAATTCTGTACTCCTAAATGTCGTAATGCTTATAGGGTTGAGAATAACCTTATGCCATCCAAGCCTGCAAAGTATAAGACAAAAGCACAGTTCTTAGTAGCTGTAGAAAAAATTATACTAGGTAAGGGCAGGTACGTAACTATGGATGAGCTTTGTGCTGAATTAAAAGTGTGCGGGAATAGTACTTTTAAGAAGTGGAATGTTTCTATACTAGGTACTCATAATAAACTAGGGATTAAAAAACCTGTTAGTGTAGTTACTGAGATAGTTATTGGAGGTATTCAAGACCTACTTCCAGACATGATCAGAGAAGCTACTTTTGAGGATTTAATATCTAGTAAAGGAATGGTACTCCGCTTTGATCTATATTCAGAAAAATATAGATTACTCATTGAAGTCGATGGGTCACAACACAAAGAGGGTCATGATTGGTACTCAGAGCATCGAGCATCTAACGATAGAGCTAAAGAGGATTTTGCAAAGAAGAATTACCTCAACCTATTAAGGATTCCTTTTACTAAGAGTCATAAGATAGATATTGAGGAAGTCCGAAAGGTAGTCAGTAGAATAGTAGAGCTAGGAGTTCAGGATCGTAAGGCCTGTGAAGCTAAGCCATTTATTGGTGAATGCCGACAATTCACAGGATGGGGCAATCAGCAGCCAGAGGTAGTAGGGATACTACCAAATGGTCCAACGACTCATAGGCCGTCTAGAACAGATGGCACTAGGACGGAATCTTCCGTAACATGGCGAGACAGGGCATAAACTCCTGTAAGGTATAGTCTAGTCCCTTATGAAAGTAAGGGTAGTAACGACAATTTTCTGTATGGGTGCAGAATCACTAGCAAAACAGCTATGGGCTGATATGAGGATCAAGGTAACGGACGAAGAGGCTCAGGATTATCTGAACCAATTCTTTGTCACGTACCCGAAGGTCCAAGACTACATTGCTAATACTCAGAACATGGCTAGCACCTTTGGATACACAACAACTTTTACTGGGCGAAGACGTCGTTTTCCTATCATCCAGTATAACCGAGGCATGCAAGGTCGTGTAAGTAGGCAGGCAGTAAACGCCAGGATCCAGTCTACTAGCTCGGACTTAGTGCAACGCAACATGATTGAGCTACATAAGGCTATCCGGCCTCTCGGTGGAAGACTAATTCTAACCGTGCATGACTCAATAGGTTTTCAAGTACCAAAGGGCACTAGAGGGATGGCTACTCTTTTGGATAATGTTATCCGTAAAAAGACAGCTAAGATGTTTCCTTGGATGCCTGTCGAATGGATATTCGATGTGGCTAAAGGTCCGAACTATGGGAACTGTAAGTACAAGGTTGAGGATTAATAAAATAATCACTTCAATCAAGTTCTAAAAGACCCATGATTATTGTTACAAGATATTGTGATACCAGGAGTTATCTCATATGCACGAGGGTGCAAAGATGACTAATGGACAAGGTTACGACTTAATCATTACCTTCGTCGGACATGAAGTACGTGTGTTTCTTTGCAATGGGGCTGTTCTGTCTGGAGAGCTAAAATCATTAGAAGGGAAGCACATCCGTATTAAGAAGTCCGGAGCAGAAGGTTTAGAGGCAGTAGTAAACTTGGACCACATGGTTAGCATAACCAAGGTATAATTTTCGACTAGAGATTGAACGACAACATCTGGAGAGTAAAGCTCTCCACTAGATGTAGTCCTGCTTGTTTCACAGCAGGACATCCAGGATCTGCAGACTCGAGTTCTCCCGGGTCCTATGTATGTACTATCAGTAGTCAAAATTTCACAGTTCAGTTAAAGATTAAACTAATATGCAGTCAAGCAAAAGGCTAGCAGAGTAAAGCTCTGCAGACTAGCTTAGAGCACCTTTGGGAATCCAGCGATTCCTTTACACTACTCAGATATTAGTGAATAAGATACAGGATTAAAATGCTTTAGATAGGAACGAAAGTTACTTAGGGAGGTAAAGCCTCTCAGACTAAGTAGCCTTCAATAGACTTCAGAGTTCACACAACTCCAGTTACCTTACGCTACGCTTTATGTAACTGGAGTTGATGCTACCTACTGAAGTCTATTGAAAGCGCCCGGATAGAAGAAGGAATCAGTAAAGCATGTAAGACTTTTTTGTTTAGAGAAATACCCATTATTTCAGGGAGGTAAAGCCTCTCATAAGAAATAGCCGGTACGGAACGTCTTCAGCGGACGCAAGGTAAACTTTTCGGAGGATCTCACAGGTGAGATCTCATGCTCCTCAAGTAAACCTAGCTACCCGCCATGACGTTCCGTACCGGCCCAGAGATGAATAATCAGTAAACAAAGGAAAGAGAGTAACAAATTATGTTTAGAGAAATACCCGTTATTTCAGGGAGGTAAAGCCTCTCATACGAAGTAGCAGATCATACGCCCGAACATCCAACCGTCCTAGGTATGTGAGTACACGCCGTCTAGGTCTTCGACCTTGCACCGGCGTACACACAAATACCCAGACTTCTGGATGCTCGGCTCCTGATCTGCAGTAAGAAGAATCAGTAAACATAACAGTAAGGGTGTATAGCTCAGTTGGTAGAGCCGACCGCTCATAACGGTCTGGTCCCAGGTTCGATCCCTGTTGCGCCCACCAGTAACAAAGTTAAACCATTTAGAGAACGTACAGTTAGTTCAGAGAAGTAAAGCTCCTCATACGAATTAGCTGGCACACGTTTAGTCTACTCTATCTCCAGGTAATTTGGCTCCCGATCTCACTATGTCTTCGACATCTATTCATCGAGATGCAAAATAACCTGGCTTCCGAGTAACTAAACTGTGCCTGCATAAGTGAAAAATCAGTAAATGGTAAGCACGAAATCTACTCCTCCTAACCTAAACAAGCTGTTGCCTTGATCGAGCAATGAAGGCTGGGGTTAGGAGGCGAGTAGACTCGGAAGAAAGTCTATTTTTTAACAACTAACCTATCACACTAAGGAGAACATCATGTACAAACAAGCCGCACAACTGAAGCTACGGTTCGATTCCAAAGTAGGACAAATCACAGCAGAAGATCTTTTCGACCTACCTCTTACCTCTAAGAACAAAGCCTGCCTCGATGATATCGCTAAGGGTCTGCATCGTGAGATTAAAGACGGTGAAGAAGAAAGCTTTGTTGTCAGCAAGTCTCGTGGCAATGCTCTATTAGAGCTCAAGTTCAATATCGTTAAAAGTGTTATTGCAGACAAGATCGAAGCAGCTCAGGCAGCGCAGAACAAAGCTGAGACAGTAGCTAAGCGTACCAAGCTTATGGCTAAGATTGCTGAGAAGCAGGATTCAGCTCTTGACGAGAAATCACTTGAGGAGTTGCAGGCTGAGTTAGCTGCTACTAAGTAACTATTAATAAAAATTTCTGGGGGGGGAACTATGCCAAACTTCGACACTTTTAGAGATGCAGTACACGTTCAGTTTACTAAGATGGCTAAGCTAGAGTTGTTTCAAACTGAAGTGGATAAAGACAAATTGTGGGAGACGTACTTGGCTAGTTTCCCTGCCGGCACTAACCCAATCTACAAAGAGCGTACTAAGCATGATTGTACGTGTTGTAAACAGTTCATTCGTGCTTGTGGCAGCGTTGTAGCTGTAGTTGACAACAAGCTGGTATCCATTTGGGATATCGAAGTAGACGGCTTCTTCCAAGAGGTAGCTAACGCTATGTCTGCTCTGGTTAAGTCCTACCTCATCAAGAATCTGTATCTGCACGATGTCCGAGCACTTGGTAACAAGGCAACTCACCAGGAGCTAGAAGGAGGTGAAGTCCTTACTTGGAGTCACTTTTACTTTAAGCTCCCTACAAAATTTATAGCCACAGGCGATACGCTAGGCTCTAAGTTATCTGAAGCTCGTAGCACTAAGGACGTATTTAAGCGGGGAGTCTCTGAGATCTCTGATACATCAATTGCTATAGTAATTGAGTTGATTAAGCAAAAGGCTATCTACCGTGGTGAAGAGTTCTTAGGCATAGTAAAAGCTTTTGCTGAGGAAAAAGCAGTGTTTAATATGATCAGTAATCTAGTAGAGCGGGATATCTTCTGCTGGTTACGTTCTATGTCTATAGGTGGTGCAGCTGCACGAGTACGTAATACATCTATTGGTACATTGCTAGTGGATCTTTCTTCTGGTATGGAACTGGATGCAGCAGTTCGCTTGTTTGAGAGCAAGGTAGCTCCATCGAACTACAAGCGTCCTACTTCAATAATTACGAAGAGCATGATTGAAAAGGCTGAAAAGACAGTCAACGAGTTAGGCATTGGTGCATCTCTACAACGGCGCTATGCAATCATGGAGGACATCAACGCTACCAATATCCTTTTTGCTAACCGATCAGCTAAAAAGATTATGAATCCTTTTGAGGAACTCAAGCATGAGGTTCCTACCAATATCAAGAGCCTTAACAAGGTCACTGAGATTGGTATTGAGGAGTTCATTAGCACGGTACTGCCTAAGGTCAACAGTGTAGAGCTAATGTTTGAGAACACTCACGAGAACAACTTAGTGAGTCTCATTGCTCCTACAGATCTGACTGCTCCGAACATTTTCAAGTGGGCTAACAACTACACTTGGTCTTATGCAAATGAAGTGACTGATTCAATCAAGACTCGGGTCAAAGCTGCTGGAGGTGATGTTGGTGGTGTATTACGTTTCTCTATACAGTGGAATGAGAAGAAGGATAACCAAGATGATCTAGATGCACATTGTCTGGAGCCTACAGGTGGTCTGATCCACTACCGTAATAAGGGATGCCGGCATGAGTCTTCTGGTATGCTGGATGTTGATATTCAAGATCCAGGTCAGAACATTGCCGTAGAGAATATTACGTACAATAACAAAAGTAAGATGCCTGAGGGTGATTACTCCTTCATGGTTCATAACTATTCCAAGCATGGTGGAAAATCTGGCTTTACTGCTGAGATCGAATTTGATGGTAAGATTCAAACTTTCTACTATCCTAAGCCTCTACGTAGCTCCCAGAAAGTTAAGGTAGCTATTATTAATTTGAGTGCTTCTGGCGTGTTCTCGGTAGGTAAGTCTCTTCCAGAGGCTAACGCTTCTAAAGAGCTGTGGAATATTCCTACCCATCAGTTCCACAAAGTATCAGTTATGATGCACTCACCTAATCACTGGGATGAGCAGGGAGTTGGTAACAAGCACTTCTTCTTCATGTTAGAGGGTTGTAAGAATGATGAGCCTTCTCGTGGATTCTACAATGAGTTCTTAGATGAGCGACTTAGTGAGCATCGCAAGGTGTTTGAAATGTTAGGTTCTAAGATGAAGACAGCTCCATCCGAGAATCAGCTCAGTGGGTTAGGCTTCTCATCTACACAACGTAATCATGTCTTCGCTAAGGTAGAGGGTACATTCTCACAGACCTTGAAGATCTTGTTTTAAAACGCCCTCTCTGCCTCTGAGAATTATCCTAATTACTCATGCACACTTACGAGGAGTCAGCACTGGATACGAGTCTGTCCTACTGCTTGCTTATTGAGGACTCAACGGTTGGTACTTACGTTAGTACCCTGCTAGGTGATTAGGAGCCTAGTAGCTTTTAGTTGGTGCTGAAAAATGTAGCGAAGCCTACTGGTCTAGGTAAATGAAGAGTCCTACCACATCTCTGCTAGCGGCTGTTAACTCAGTGAGACTAGAGTCTGCAATAGCTGTTGCAGAACTAAGTATATGACGGTAGGGGGGACGAAAGGGCCTCTTAAACACAAGGCCAGCAACTAATTATCTTACCTACCAAGTCGTAGGAAAAGGAACGGAATCGTTGTAAAGCGATTCTAGCTAATCTACTAAGTCTCTGATGAGTGTATAGGGTTCGATTCCCTTCAGGGTTTTCCTGTCACGTGGTGTGAATTAAGGCTTAAGACCGGAGGTTTGAATCCTTCCGCTTAGTAGTTTATTTAGGAGACGTAATGTCAGACACAATCATAGTCTGTAAAGACGAAGCTCTCGTAGAGGAGCTTAACGAAGCTACCCCAGACAACGTTAAAGTTGTTGGTCTTGTAGGTGCTGGTCATCTGCAAAATGCAGAAGCAACATTCCTTTTACAGGCACATGAATATCAACTAGCCCCTTGCCGAGCCTATGTCGAAGGCCTGGGTAAGAAGACTCGTAGACGAGGCCAGCGACAGGCTTACAATAACTATTAACAATTATGGGCTAGAGGCGGTCTTGTTATTCCTGGTACCAGGATCACCAAGAACGGCGACTCTTATAAAGCGGATATAACTCAGGGGCAGGTACCAAGAACTGAGGGAAATAAGTGTAGCGAGGTTCGACTCCTTGCCTACCCTCTCATTCACAGGGGCAGACTAGATCGTTTCATAACCTTTACAAAGTTAGTTGAAGCCTCATCTTTAGTACTGCGTAAAATGCATTCTGATCTTGACACATTGCCTATTGCAACCAATCTGCGTTACCCCTACATACACAGCTCTCTGTGCCCTGTATGCCGTACTGACACCATTTTATACAAAGGCATTCCAGTCACGTTCAAGTATTCTCCAGTAGAACCTTCAGCTATTCTTGACACAGTATATGAGTTGATAATGCAGCCTAATGGTGAAGTTACTATTGACTGGGCAGGTGAATTAGATGTGGATGGTGATAAGTTTGAGGATGCTATTATGGGTTATGTACATGATGGTGGTATGTGTGGTGGGATGAATCCTATACTAGGTCGGAAGTTAAAGACTGGTGTGCCTCAACCAGATTCTATCTGCCTTAATGCTATTAAAAAAGCTGCTATGCAGGCAAAGAAGAAGTTCAACTTTACCCCTGGACCATGCTATGTCCGAGTCTTTAGTAGACACTCCTTCTACCTTAGGTAAATCTATTACTGCTAGTATTGCTGAACCACCTAGTAGTTACACTGGTGGGTGTGGATCGCCTAGAGACTGTTAAACGTAAGAAGCCCAGACAGTAATTTGTCTGGGCTTCTTTTTTAGCTATTGTGAACAGGTAAAGTTCAGCATGTTACTAATGACTCTGCAACAGAACCATCCGAACACCATGCTATGTAAGATGTCGTCTGGCTTGGTAGGATACCTACGCCAGACACGCCTACCTTTCCCTAATTCCTCACCGATGACCTCTTCTTTTATAGCCAAGAGATCGTTTTTAAAGGGTTTGAAATCTTCCCAACAACAAGTTCTAACTTCTTTCTGGCGCATTGCCATGATAAAACCATCAATCATAGTTGTGCGGTTTACTGTATAACGTTGAGCTGCTTCGTCCCAGTTATAAGGTTTACTCTGCTCCGTGTACATGACTGGAATAACACGAACACCAGGCACTAGGGCAGCTAACTGACTCATCGCGAAGTTACCACCACCATGATCACCGAACACCATAGTTAGTTTAAAGCGATTAGCATGGTAAGCAATATTTTCAACGTGCTTAGTAGGCTCACCACCTGAGTATATCTTGTTAAAAATGTTCCAGAATTTCCCACGCTCAGGCCATATAGCGTAAACACTGAGTGTTGTTCTACTTGTACCGTTACCTCCACCACCCCCCCAATCAATACCTGCTACTAAGTGAGCAGCACCAGTCGAGTTGGCAGGGGATCTAATGTCTTCCATGCGAAGTCCAGGAATACACATATCCTGTAGTAATTGATCCGTGATAGGTGAGTCACCTTCACCTGAAGGCAATCCCATGACTTCGTTGTTAAATTTATATTCTGGGTAGTTCTCTAATTTATAAAGAACCCCATCCCATTTACTCTGTGTGCAGCAATGTAGTGGTAGTACAATCTGAGGGATATGAAAGCCGTCGTAAGCTGCCTTTTCCCCAGGAGTGTTGAAGTCTTGCCACTGACCTGTGTAGGTATCAAGAGCTTTGCCACATTTTTTACAAATCAATCCATACTTACCAATACAATCCGTATCAGGAATATTCCATTTTTTACAACCAGTGCACTGGATAATCCACTCTTTCTTAGTAGACAAGGTCCAGAAGTATTCTAAGGTTGATATTACTGTCTTAGAAGTACCCGCGTATCGGTAGCGAGGTTCTTTTGCGGCCGACAGACACTCTTCTGCATCAATTATTGCATCATAAAGAATGTCCTGGACTTCATCTAAATAAAAACGGAATCCTGTTTTACCCCGGATACGGTCAGCAGAATCAGAGAAGTAGGATAGTATAATCTCAGCAAAGTTATCAAAACGCTTATGAAAGACATTGTTAATAACATACTTAGATTTCATAAGTGTATTATATACAGCTGGGCTATGTAGTAGAAATGGATCGAGCTTAGAGGTCGAGAAACTGGATGTCTGAGCACTAGACGCATTGGCGTATATGATGGGTAGGTGAGGAGTAGTTACAGCCTCACAGATCATGTCAGCGCCCATAGTGACCGTCTTAGAAACCTGACGACCAGATTTCATCAAAGACCGATCATACGGACTATTAAATATGTCCACAAACATAGGGTACTCTCTTAAAGAGTAGTCGTCTCCCATGAATTTAAGGACACTCTGAGCTAAGTCAGAGGTGTATATATTGTCAAGTGTTACTTTGTTAGCCAAAAGAATCCTTCAGTAGCTAGTAGGGTTTATACAGAGTGCATCCTACTAACTTACGAATCATAATATTACGAGGGGTATCCTCAAGTAAAGCGTCCAACCCTTTAGTATCAGGTGTAACTGAGTCTAATTGCTCTGAAATAGTACGAGCCTGTTCAACTACTGCTCTAATATCAGAGTCTTTTGTATCCCAACCCCGAATACCATTAAGATTATCAAGCATCTCTCTAGCAAAATCTAAGCTTTTAGGTAGAACAATCCAACCATGATATTTACCAACTCCAGCTACGTATCCTGGAATCTCGCCAGTGAACACTATGTCTTTTGCCGCCAAATCTTCTTGAGAGGCTAGAATAATGTCTATTATGTAGGGTAATGACCAGTATATTTCTTCAATCTGTGGGGGCTGAGTTACATCCATGACACAATGATTATGGCAGAAAGCATGCACTATCTTCTCAAAAGCTCTATTATCTGTAGTTGATAACAGAGCATTTCCAGCTAATGCTTGAATAGCTAATACTTTATCCTTACTAAGATCATCTTTCATAGATTTATCTAACATACGAACAAGAGTCTCTGGTTCCCAAGTAAGCCATGCTTCATCTGAGAAGGAGGAGTCTAGGTATCTATATATCTCAAAAGGGGTAGATTCCAGAATATCCATGGATTACACGTCTTTCATTTCTTGCTCAGGTTGGAATGCTTGTTTAAGCTTTGCCACCTCTTTTAGCTTTTCATGATCAATTTTACCGTCATCACCCTCAACCTGCTCTAGAGCACCTTCACCATATTTACCTACGACAGAAGCTTTATCCATCTTTTTTAGCTCATCATCGTCTTTGTCAGTATCCTTAGAAGACTCCTCAGCCATTTTGTTAAAAACAGATGAGTAAGCACAGGGGATTTGTTTGTCAAAACGTGGGCTATCAAACCCTTTACTTACGTCTAAAGTATGCAAGACCTCAGCTAACTTAGTTAATTCTGCAGTCTCTGGGGTCTCAGTAACAGTGCCAATGTCTGCAGCAAGCTTCTCATAATCAGAACCATCTTGACCTGTACGGCTAGAAAGTAGTGCTCGGGCTTCCACAAGATACTTAGTGTTCTCTAAGTCAGTATCTAATTGTGAGGCATACTTAGCAACTAAGACTGGGTATTTAGTTACGTTAAAATGTGAGGCTGCTTTAACGAAGTTCTGTGCAAAGCTTACACGTTCCGGAACTGTAAGGTTCATGCCATCCCGAGTGAATAACCCACCTGCAGAGTTCAGATCCTCCTCAGAAGCTACCTTACAAAGGTCTTGTTCTGGTAGAAGCGTAAAACATTCCTGGGCATTGGCGACTTTTTCTAAGTCCTTGTACTTAAAAATCTCAGAGGGGAGACCATGTATATCCAGGAAGGCATCTAGTCTTGCCGAGATATCATTAGCGACTTTTTCATGAAACTGATCCCGTTGGTGGTCAAAGTACAACTTACTTAAGATTGTGTTTTCTGCTGTGTCAACAGGGAACAAGGATTGGTCTTGATCGGCAAACCGATCACTAGAAAGTTTATCCATCCCATCATAATCAATGGATAGGCTCTCTAGAGCTGTTAGTAGTGGTGCACTAGCTACCTTTTGCAGAATCTGGTGCATAGCTTTAAAATCAGTGTCTGTGCTTTGGTCCAAAATATTTTGGTTGTTCATAAGTACCTGCCTAGTAATAGTTAGAATGTGTTGTTACTTAAACTATTAAATAATGGGCAAATAGGGGACAAAAATTAATCACTTATTTTTGTTATAAGTAATTGAATGTAAATGTGTAGTAAAGCTACATAATCTAATCATCTATTTAGGAGTAAAGTATGCAGAGAGAAGATCATGTACCAAGTGGCGAAGTAACCGTCCCTGAAGGGGTAGAGCCAATTCCGGCTGACATGTGTGTAGAGGCTAGTAATCCAGACTTAGTAGCAGAACAATCTGATCTCAGGGAAGCATTAGTTCATATTAGTTTCAATGATAATCCAGAAGTGTCCACAATTGTACGTTCTATGTTCTTGATTGATAGAGAATATGTACAAATTCATGGTGTAAAATCTATCACCTCAGTCTTCAAGAATTGCATTATCTATGATGTAGCTCAATGCCTGAACTTCAAAGCACAGTCTATTAGTCTGTCTGAGAGGGATTACATTAACTCACTATTTCAAACTCACCTATTAGTGATCCCTATCCGTGGAGTCACCTATAAGGGGGGTCAATACTCTTACTCTAGCTCGGCAAAGATTAAATTTGCAGGGTTTGACTTTAAACAGTTTGCAGGTAACAAAGTATTTTCTTATGTCCCAAGTAGTGGTCTTAGTATCAAGGGGCTAATTCTATTTGGTAAACTGGTTACAGCTTTCCCACCTAGATACCCAGGAATACCTATTAACTTAGCACACGACTTTGAAGAACTTGAAGCCTCTATGCAAACCGCCATAACTACTATACTTGACAGTATTTAACGGAAGGACCAGCTGTGAAAATCACAACTTTTGACAAATCTATATTTGATACTCCTCAAGGTCGTAATAGCCTAGTACATGATTACCAAACTCTAGGCATTAGATCGTATATTGCTCCTCAAAGATTGTCTTGGATTCTCAAGAAGACTGATGGTGGTATACGTAATATCCAGGAAATGACTAAAAAGGTAATGATCGGTGGGCGGATTACTTATAATAGTGCAACTCCTCTAAAGATTGTACAGAACAAGTTAGGGGCTATGCTCCTGTCTGAGCAGGAACGCCTGCCTATGGATCATGTATGGAGCTATCGTCCTAATGTAGACTTCTATAAAGAGCTTTCTGATTTTACAGGTGCTCAATACTTAGTCCAGTTTGATATCCGCAAATACTTTGATACCATACCTATCACGAAGATTGTGGATGTTCTCACTCAAGAGGAACATGGCTTCTCAAAAGAGGGTGCTACCTTAATTGCACGGTACCTCACAGTTCGACGCAAGTCTCACATAGGTAACTTCTTTGATAACACACTGCAGCAAGGAAGTCCTGCCAGCCCAGTAATGTCAAATATTGTAGGGTATCACTTATTTGATAAGCCTTTACTGGCTATGTGTGCTCAGCTTGAGCTAGATAATCCTAGGCTGAAGATGCGCTACCGACGATACTGTGACAATATATTTGTATTTGTAGATGGAGAAATACCTTTAGCAGCAATCCAAGATTTTAAAGAGGCTGTACATACTACAGTTGTAGGAGCTAAGTTCCGATACCATCAGTGGTCAGTCACTCCAAATAATCACCCAAAGCGTAATCAGAAAGTACTGGGAGTGGTTTTAAACGACAAGACCCGTCTTGAAAAGAGCAAATATACAAAGCTTCGTTCAACCCTATTCAACTCTTGCACTCTTGGTAAGTCCATAGCCATTGATAAATTCTTTGTAGAGAATCCCATATTCATGTCTCCATCCACACCAACACCTTTGATTATTGAAATTTACGCCAAGAAGTTCGATATGATTATGCAGGGTAGGGTTAGTAATATGTGCTCAGCTAGTTCCATTCTAGGTCTACAGACTAAGAAGCTTTTCAAAGCATCTAAGGTCTTGTCTGGGAAACTAGGTAGTACCCACAAATCGCTGTTACCTACTGAGATTTTTAAGGCACTTAGTTCCTATAAGGATGCAAGCATTACCTTAGATAAGTATCTAGAGAATCTTACTAATGCTTGTATAGATGTTGAGGAGACTGAAAGAGAGAAGTGGAAGGCTACACAAGCACAGACTCAAGTTAATTATAGAGCCCTTAAAAACAAGCAACTTTCAATGGGTAACTATAGCACTAATACTACTACGTCTTATGGTGCTTAATTAATATGTAAGTAATGTAATCTATTACTTAATAAAGTTATCCTAATAGCCCATTATCTGTCAAGAAGTATAGTGGGCTATTAGCCATAACATATTAGTGGTAGGACTATGGACAACAA